AGCACAATTATACACAGTTTAGAGGTGCATGAATGCGATTATGAAACAGATAGACTGTATAAAAAGACATTTGATTACGTAGAAAAAAAGGTATTATTTTGGTAAAATTTCAAGTATGGTATTATCCGTTTAGCTTTGATGAAGAAGAAGCGGTAAAATGCCAAGTAAAAATATACAAGAATAGCGTTTGTATAGAAATATTAGAATTTAAGGAGATTTTAGATGAAGAAAAACTAAAACAAATTAAAAAACAGAAAAGAGAGGAATATGAAAATTGAATTAATTGATATTAAGAAAATTAAAAATAATCCAAACAACCCAAGGATTATTAAAGACCATAAATACGCAAAACTATTAGAATCTATAAAAGATTTTCCAGAAATGCTTAAAATTAGACCAATTGTCGTTGATGACGATATGGTGGTTTTGGGTGGCAATATGCGTTTAAAAGCGTGTAGAGAAGCTGGAATAAAAAAGATACATATTATTAAGGCAAGTGAATTAACAGACGAACAAAAGAAACAATTTGTCATTAAGGATAATGTAAATTTTGGAGAGTGGGATTGGGATATGATTGCCAATGAATGGGATAGCACAAGTTTGGAATATTGGGGTTTGGATGTATGGCAAAATACCGATGATATAATAAATAGGATTAATGAAAGTGATGAAAATAGTGAGTGGGTAGGAATGCCAGAGTTTGAATCAAAGGAAGATACTTTTAAAATTATAATTCATTTTGATAATGAGGAAGATAGAAATGAATATAACAAATTGTATCCAATGCAATATAGTAAACAAAAAGGGCAAACATGGATAACAAGTTTTCCGTATAAAGAAAAAAATGATTTAAGTTCATTAAAATATGAATAAGTATCCAATATATATAGTAAGTAAAGGAAGATACGAAAACCCTCTTACTGCTAGATTTTTTATAAATGATAATGTTGATTTTAAAATAGTAGTAGAGCCACAAGAATATGATAAATATTGTCAATCAATTGGCAAGAAATATGTATTAAAATTACCTTTTTCAAATTTAGGTGTTGGCTCATATCCAGCAAGGAATTTTTGTTGGGAACACAGTTTACAAAATGGACATAGTAGACATTGGGTATTTGATGATAATATAAATAAAATTCGTAGAATATATAAGGGCAATAAAATACCATGTCATAGTGGTAAAGCAATACAAATATTAGAAGAATTTACTGACAGATATACCAATATAGGAATTACTGCTTTTAATTACAGCACTTTTGTTGTTGCTGGTAGTAGTGATAAAAAACCTTTTTATTTGAATGTTCATGCATATTCTGCTATGTTAATACAAAATAGTATGAGTTTTAGATGGAGATTAAAGTATAATGAGGATGTGGATTTGTGTTTACAAGCATTACACAATAAATATTGCACAGTTTTATTTAATGCCTTTACTATTGACAAAACAAGTACTGTGGCAAAAATGAAAGGTGGCAATCAAGATGAATTGTATAAAAATAATGCTTATGAGAAAAAGGTGCTTAAAGCTAGAAGTTTGGAAGAAATATGGGCAGAACATCAATATGCTAAAACTATAGTTCGTTTTAATAGACCACATCATTATGTAGATTGGAAAAAACATTTTAAACATGGTTTAATAAGAAGAACTGATATAGATTGGAATGAAATAGAAAATAAAAAATGTAAAATGAAATTAACTAAGCAAAACGAAATAAAAAGTAATCGTTTGAAAAAGTTTTATGAAGACAATAAGTAATGCCTAAAAAGACAAATACCGACATACTAAAAAAGCAATTAATAGATGCATTGGAACAAAGTCTAGGAATAGTAACTGTTGCTTGTAAAAACGTGGGTATTCATAGGTCTACATTTTATGAATGGTATAAAAAAGATACTAAATTTGCTAATAAGGTAGATAATATAGAAGATATGGCTTTGGACTTTGCTGAAAGCCAATTACATCAACAAATGCTAAATGGTAATGTAACCGCAATAATATTTTATTTAAAAACTAAAGGAACAAAACGAGGATATATAGAACGACAAGACCATACGCATCATTTGAAACCATTTACACACATAGAGATAGAACAAAAATATGACCAATTCGAGGAAGTTAAAGCTAAAAACGACTAGTATATTTAATAAGAATCTTACCGCCAACACAGATATAGTTGTAAATAGAGGTGGTACAAGGTCTAGTAAAACATATAGCTTATGTCAGTTGATGTGTTTTAAATTAATATCAGAGCCAAACAAACGAATAATAATAGCACGTAAGACATTTCCTAGTTTAAGACATTCGGTATTAAAAGATATGATAACAATGCTTAAACAGTTAGGAATATATGATTTAGGTCATCATAATAAATCAGAGCATACCTTTACATATAATTATACACAATCACAATTAATATTTCTTAGTGTGGATGATGCACATAAAGTCAGAGGATTAGAATCTAATTACGTATGGCTTAATGAAGCCGATGCCTTTACCTTTGAGGATTTTAATCAGTTGTATTTGCGTTTATCACGTAAATCAGAGGACAATAAAATGAATCAGATTTATTTGGACTTTAATCCATCTGATATGTATTGTTGGATAAAAACACAAATAGAAGATAAAGGTAGAGCAAAAATAATACAATCCAATTACACCGATAATACATTTTTGGATGTTAAAACCGTACAAAGGATTGAATACATGAAAGAAAACGACCCTAACTTTTGGCGCATTTATGGCATGGGTGAGTGGGGTGAGATAAAAGGACTAATATATAATAATTGGGAAGCTGTAAACGATTTACCATTACAATATGATTGGAGATTTATGGGATTAGACTTTGGTTTTACCAACGACCCTAGTGCGTTAATAGAAATAAGAAAGGAAGGTCAATATATATATGTTAATGAATTAATTTATGAAACTGGACTTACCAATTTAGACCTTATAGATAAAATGGTAGGGATTGGTATTACAAATGTTACAATATACGCTGACTCCGCAGAGCCAAAGAGCATTGCAGAAATTAATAAACAGTCAATGGCTAGGGCAGCTAAAATAAGGCTAGTGCCTACAACGAAAGGCAGAGATAGCGTAAAGCATGGCATTAATATAGTACAACAACAAAAGCTAAAAATTACCAATAACAGCCACAATCTACAAAAGGAAATAAGAAACTATAAATGGCAAGAGAAGAATGGAGAGTTGATAAATGCACCTATAAATGCACAAGGTGACCACGCTTTAGATGCGCTAAGATATGCTATTACTGGTGCAATTGGTATGCGTAAGTCGGTACGTGCGTTTGCATAAAAACTAACTAAATAGTATTTTTTTACTGTTAAATTTTATTAACTGATGTCTTTTGGTTATATTTACAATATCAATCACAATTAAATTATATGATTATGAAAACGTTCAAAGAATACACAATGGAAATTGCTAGAATAATTAAAGGAATTAATCAAAATAAAAATATTATTCTTGATAATGAAACAACTGAATTAATGACAATTGTATCTGATTGCTTTGCTACATTACAATGTGAGGGAATGCAAGAAAAATATGTTAATCAGTTCAACAAATATTCTTCACAATTATTAACAACTTTAGTAACTAAAGGAATTTTAAAATAAACCAATAATAAACAAACAATTAAATTATAAGATTATGAAAAATTACTTAAAAAATAAAAAGACAAAAATCACTAATATTTTGCACACATCACAAGACGTAAATAATGACCATGAAATTGAATTGTGTTTGTGGAAAAATGGAGATTTATATGACATGACTGTTGCTAAATGGTTTACGGGTGATTATATAGATTTAGACAGATTAAACAAGCAAATAAATAAACTTGTAGATAAATATAAATTGGATAAGATAGAGCTAAAATATCCACACGAAATATTTGAGTTTGACCATTTCTTAATATTTGAAAAATAAACAACAGATGAAAGTAACAATCAACAAAAATCAAAGACAAATTAATTTAAGAAATCACACTTTGGCTGTCATAGAGATAGCTAAAGACAAAGCCAACATGGGTATTGATGAATTTACATATCCTACACCTAACAATATAGATAGTGTTTTTGCTTTAAAACGTAAAGTAGAGGAAGAAACAGAAGGTACTGTGTGGATTAAACATGGTGGTTTAAGTAATAAAAACTATATGGTATTTCGTATAGGTTAAAGCATTTCTAACCCTTAATTATAACCCTCAATTCTAATGAGTTGGGGGTTTTTTTATTTTTTGTATATTTACGAAATGAACAAACGTTCTAAGAAAGGGCAACAGATGCAACAGAGAATTGCAAAGACTTACCAAATAATGGCAGAGTCTAAAGAGCATAAATGTACTGGCTGTGGTCGTTGGTATAACGAAGTCCCTTTATCACATAGTCATATTATACCACGTTCAAGAAGGGCAGACCTTGCAGCAACATACGAGAACATAACATATCATTGTATGTCTATGGGTGGCAATATTGGATGCCATGATGTATGGGATAATGGCAGTCCAGAGGAAAAACAAATGTTAATGGACTATGCTGAAAACATGGACTACATTAGAAAAACAGATAAGGAGTATTATAACTTACTGAAACTAAAGGAAATCAATTTTCGTATATGACAATACATTTTGAATCAATATGCAAGGGGGAACTAGAAATACACAAGAATCAGAAGGGGGAAATAATCTATCAACGGATATGGCAATAATAACAGTAGAAACAAATTTAGGAACTATTAGAATACTATAAATTAAATAAAATGGCTAAAACAAAAGCAACAAAAGCAAAAGAAGCAGTAAAAGAGGCTGTGGAAGAAATAAAACAAGACCTTACAGCAGATTATAAAACTATGTGTGACGATTTAGGTAAAAAAGCTGCTGAATTTCAAAAAGCAAGTAAGGTAAGCGCAGCAAAGCACCTTAGAAACGCTATACGCGCCATTAGATTCGTTATTGACGAGTTGGAAGGGTAATATGTTAAAATTTAAAATTAAAGGCACAGAGCAGAGTTTTGACGTACCTAACGATTGGAAAGAAATAACAATTGAAAGATACATAAAGTATATTGATGAATTAAAGAAATTGGATGATGTTATAGAAGACAATGTCAATTTTTATGAATTAATTACCAAATACAGACAATCTTTTAATAATATATTCCAAGCCTATACTGGTATAGATAAGTCTATAATAGATAAATTAAGCGCAGATGCAGTTTTATCTATTTATGGCACAATGATGGAAAACACCAAACCACCAGAGCCAAAAAAAATAAAGTCCTTTAGATTTAAAAATAAAACATACTACTTACCAAAATCCAAAGTAGATTATTTTGGTAATGAAATAGATATGTCTGAAGCCACATTTGGAGAGGTTGTCGAAGCTATGCAAGTGCAAGAGATGTCACAAACATTTATTGATAATAACTTTAAAGCATTACCATATCAAATAGCTATATTATGTAGACCAAAAAATGAGGATTATAATGACCAAAAGGTAAATGAACGAGCAAAACTATTTAATCAATTGCCTATGTCCATTGTTTGGCAAATTTCTTTTTTTTTGATAAGGCAAAAAATAGAATCTTTCAAGCATATCCATCAATCTTTAGGACAGACACAGAGCAAGGCGCAAACCTTAATAGATTAACCAAATACGGTTGGTACAATGTCCTTTATATGGCTGCTGATGGTAATTTAAAAACTATGAAATCATTAGAGCAATCCAAAGTTGATGAGGTAATGACTTTAATAAATTACAAAATTGATTATCAAAAGGAACATTTTAAAAAATAATACGTATAAAAAATTATGGCTGATTTTAAGGATATAGTAACAGAAATTGAAACCATTGCCAATGCACAAAATGGTATTAATTCTTTTAAGTATGGCAACCCAATAGAAATAAATGAATCTAGGCAGAAAACTAAGCCTATGTTGATGTTGCATAAACAACGCAGAGCAACATACAATGAATTTGAAAAACCTATTAAAACGTATGAATGTACAATAGGAATATACGATACATACTTACAAAGCCAAAGAGCAACAAAAGATTATAGTGTAAAACAACAAGACTTAGAAAATCTAATGGAACATTTTTTAAGAGAGTTTAGAAAACGAAGTCATGGATTGACTGCACAAGTAACAAGTGTGCAAGATTGGTTTATGTTAGAAAGAGTGACAACAGAATTAATAGAAGTCTTAGGCTCAGATAGTTTAGTAGGAATAGAAGCAACAATTACAATACAAGTCGCTAGTGATTGCGATACTGGAACTTTTAGTTATTAATGGAAACTGACGTAATAAGAGTAGGATTAGATAAATTAGGTAAGGAACTTATAAAAGAGTTTGCCAATGAACTTGTAACACAAGGGCATAAATTAACTGGTAGTCTTATTAATTCCTTACGGCAAGATATTTTATTTGCGCCATCGTCATTTACATTAGCATTTTATGGCAATCATTATGGATTGTATTTGGAAACTGGCAGACGTAAAGGTGCTAAAAAAATACCAATTGATGTACTTATGAAATTTGTAGCATTAAGAGGTATGGCTTCTACTCAAAAAGAGGCACGTAATATAGCTTTTGCAATACAAATGGCAATATACAAACAAGGCTCTCCAACTAAAGGTGCTTATAAGTATACTAGAAATGGCAAAAGGATAAATTGGATTAGTGGAACAGTTGCTGATAATAAAAGCAAAATACAAAAAACAATACAAAAATTATTTAAAAATCAAATGGAAACTACCTTGAGAAATATAGCCAAGGATTTCAATCAAAAAGTATAATAATGGCATTAACAGTCTTAAGCAAACCAGCAAACAATTCAATAAATAGCATATTTAGACCTATTAAAATAGAAGCCGAAGCTACAGACACTAGCGGAAGTTTAGCGCTAGTAAGAATGTCTTTAAGAATTCAAGTGGATGGAAGCTATATAAATAATAATAATCCTATAATTCAAGACCCAGACTTAGACCAAACGGGAGCAAGTTCATTAAATACTAAATTCACTTTTGATATTAGCCAGATATTGCAAAACTATTTTACGCATGATTTGCAAACGCAAGGCTTTGAAGCTGGAGCAAGCACAAGTAATTCTTTTAAAACTATAGGCTTATTTTATGGCGCTTTATATAAAGATACTACCACAAATGAAATAACCGAAGCAAGCACAGAAAATGAAACGGGAGCTACTTTTACATTTTACGGAGTCAACGCAGCATGGCAACATTTAGATACTCAAAATTTAGATGCTTATACATTAGGAAGCGGAAGCAAACTATTCTTGACACCGTTTGGAACTGACCAAGCTATTAAAATTAAAACATCAGAAAGCTATCAATTAAGTGGCATATATACTGGCTCAACACCAGACCTAAAAATATGGGTTAATGCACATAAAAGTAGTGGAGGCTCTGAGGAGTTTTATATAGATGTGGCTAGTGTTGGCAATAGATTTGATTTAGGAGTAGGCTGTTCAAACTTTGCTAATCTTGTGAGTGGAGATATGCACAGTTCAAATAGTGGAACGCTACCCATAATAGAAAGCAATGTTACAGAATACGATGTTATTTTATACGATAATACTACACAAATAAGCGGAAGGTATAGGTTTGAAATAGACAGAAAAAGCCACGATTATAGCACTAGATTAACATGGAAAAATAGAAAGGGTGGTTTTGATTCTTGGACTTTTGATGGTGCATACAGTAGAGGGCAAAATCAATCAAAAGAAACCTATGATAGAAATTTAGGTCTTAGCTTTAGCAGCACAGATAGAGAAACTTCAGTTTTAACAAGTAGAGCAAATAATACATTTAGTGCATACAGTGGCATAATAAAAGAATATGTCAGATTGGTATTAGAGGAATTATATACAAGTCCAGAGGTGTTTTTAGTAGATGGCACTAATCACGTTCCAATATTAATTACAGACAGTCAAGTTAAAACGATAGATGATGATAATAAATTATTCCAAGTAAAAGTAAATTACACATACGCATTTGAAACAGTAGTAAATGTCTAATATAGAAATTGAATTAAGGGATTTAACAAGCGGTGGCGGTGTTAAAGGTAGTTTGGATATTAAAGATAGTGATGATTTTCCATTATCCTTAACCTATTTAATAGCTGATATTAAAAATTTGGCAATAAGGTCTGGTGCTTATAGTAAAACCTTTAATGTTCCAGCCACAAAAAACAACAACGACCTATTAAAACATATTTGGAATCCTAATACTTATGTTGATGGTGTAAGCACTTATGCTGGATTATCTCATAAAATGCTACAAAGAAAACCTTGTATAGTAAAGGTTGATGGAGTGCCAATATTAAGAGGCGAGATAAAAATAAAAAATATAATTACTAAGTCAAGCGGTAAGGAATACGTTTTACAAATGATTGGTAATAATTCTGATTGGGTAAAAACCTTTGAAACGCTATATCTAAATGAACTTACTTCCTTTGATACAGTAAGCAGTAATACAGACCACACATATAACAAAACCACAATAGAAAACAGTTGGAGTGGTGGTTATTCAGACCTTGATACAGTAAGCAGTTATGCGTTTTTTTATCCTTTAATTAATTACGGTACTTGGAAAAATGTAAGCGGTGCAGTAGTTGAGGATTTGAAACCAGCAGTATATGTTAGAGCTTTACTAGATGCAGCATTTAGAGAAACAGATTATAGAATAAGCAGCACATTTTTAGATACTGCGGATTTTAAAAAATTAATTATGCCATTTACTGGTAGTGGCTTTAATTTTACAGATGCATTTATTAATAATAGAAAATTTAGAGCATCAGTTACCAGTACGGCATCAGTAGACCACACGATAACCACAACCACAACCAACAACAAATACGACTATACTATTCCGTTTAATAATGATAGCACTAATTTAAATAGTGATGCTGGTAATTTATATAATACTACTACATATAAATACATTGCGAATAGTAATTATTTGTCAACATTTAAAGGCGAATTGCAAATACAGTCATTTACTCAAGGTGGTAATTTTGAAATATATCTAAAAAGAATAAGAGGCGCATCAACTGCAACTGTATTAGTAAAACAATTTAGCACAGTACCAAATACTGTAAAAAAAGTAGGATTTAATAGTGGATATATTAATCTGCAAACCAATGATGAGGTACAAATATATATTAAAACATTTTTTCCATCTAGTGGTGGTAGTGCAGCAACTGGTTATAATTTTAGACACAGATATGATATATTAGGATTTAGTAGTGTAGATAGGTCTTTTGTATATAATGAAATAAATAAAGAAATTAAGGAAGGTCAAAGTGTAGTTCTTAAAGATATATTACCAGATACAGTAACTGTATTGGATATTATAAAAGGTATTGCACACGCTTTTAATTTATATTTTAGAACAGACACAGCCAACAAGATAGTTTATATAGAGCCTAGAGATACATTTTACGATGATATTACTACGGCTAACGATTGGACTGATAAATTAAATAAGAATGACTATCAATTAGCATTTATTGATGATTATAAAAAGGAACTAACCTTTGAATACAAAAATGATAGCAATGATGGACATTTAAAAGCTAGAAATGAGGAATATGAATATAAAGTAGGCGAATATAGATATAATCTTAACGATAGGTTTATGATAGGTAAGCAAAAGTTTACTAATCCTACCTTTGCACCTACATATCACATAATGGATAGAAATCTTATCTATTCTACTACTCCCTTGCAAGAAACAAAGGACAAAGCACCTTTAATAGCTAGATTGTGGCGTAATTGGAATGGTGACGATGCTGGACAGCCTAAACACTTTGAGTTTGAGCCAAGGTTATTATATAAATCATACGGCACACAAACAGACGACAATGGCAATAATAGAGCATGGGATTGGGAAGGCACAAGCACTACAAATATTCCTACTGCTTTAATGAGAGGATATGGTGATGTAACACAAACTAACCTATCATATAACGGCTCTGATGGGTTATTTCAAACACATTATGGTAAATACATTAATGTAATAGAAAAGGGCGTTATATTAACCGCTACGTTTAATTTGGATACGCAAGATATTGCTGAAATAAATTTAAAAAAACCAGTATTTATTAGCAGTCCAAGCGACTTACATGGCTATTATGTTATAAACAAGATTATAGATTATGCGCCTAGTAAATCTAAACTAACAAAGGTCGAACTTGTAAAGATAGAGAATCAAGGCACAGCTACTTTTGACAGTAATCAAGAGGGCAGCACCTTACCAAATAGAGATTATGGAGAGGTTGGTGGAATGGTAGGTTATGACAATAGGAATAATCCTTGGAATATTGGTAATGGTGGCAAATTTGATGATGATGACCCAGTTACTGGCATAGATACAACTGGTGGTGTGGCTGCTGTTTTAGATAATGGTACAAACTATGCTAAAAGCGGAAGTAATAATACAGTATTTGGAGAAGGCAATGTAGCAAGGGGAAAGAATCAAACAGTAGTTGGCTCTTATGCTGCGGTTGATAATACATCCTTTTTTCAAGTTGGTACTGGCACAAATGCTGACGATAGGCAAACTGCTTTAAAAATAGATTCAGATGGAGAAATGGTACAATTTGGTGGGCAAATTCAAGCTATTATAGATGGAGTGGTGCAAGATGTACTAGTTGAAGATGCAGATAATGAACGATATATTAAACTTTTTAAAAGCTAATTAAATGGCACAAGAGAAATTATTATTTGATATTGAAATGGTGGGTGCATCAGAAACAATAAGCGAACTATCTAGAATAGATAAATTATTGAAGGATGTGGCTAAAGCTAAACGTAAAGAGGGTGCAGATACAGAAACATTAACAAGGCGAGAAATAAAATTACGTACACAAAAAAAACTATTATCTGCTGAATTAAATAAACAGACAAGGCAATGGAATGCCAATAAAGCTGCTACTAAGGCTGCTGCTGGTAGTTATGACCAATTAGTAGAACGTAATAAGGCATTGGTTGTGGAAATGCGCAGATTATCTCCTAATACAAAAAATGGCAGAAAACAAATAAAGGCATTATCTAAAGAAATTTTCCTAAATACAAAACGTCTAAAGGAAATGGATAAGCAAATGGGGCGAAATTTTAGAAATGTTGGTAATTACAAAACTGCTATTACAGATTTAAAAAATGCCTTTTTACCAGCTGCTGGTGTGGCTGGACTTGCTATGCTTATAAAGGGTGTTGTAAATGTCCAAAAGGAATTTGAACAACGTATGGCAAAAGTAAGAGCAATAAGCGGTGCTGGTGCTAAAGGTTTTAAATTATTATCCGATAGTGCTAAAGAATTAGGTGGCTCTACACAATTTACTGCTAGTCAAGTAGCAGAACTACAACTTGAATTATCCAAATTAGGTTTTACAACTGAGGAAATATTACAATCAACAGAAGCTATATTGAATTTATCATTGGCAACTGGAGAAGATTTAGCACAAGCAGCAGTCGTGGCAGCTAGTACAGTTAGAGGATTTGGACTTACTGCTCAAGATACAACCAAAGTAACAGATGTAATGGCTGCTAGTTTTACACAAAGTGCATTAGACCTAAATAAATTTAGTACAGCTATGGCAACCGTAGCACCAGTAGCACAAAGTGCTGGTGTAGGAATAGAGGAAACAACGGCTATAATAGCAAAGATTGCAGATGCTGGTGTAGATGCCTCAACTGCTGGAACTGCCTTACGTAATATATTTCTAGAACTAGCAAAACAAGGATTAACCTTTGATGAAGCTATGACACAAATTGGTGCTAGTACAAATAAAAACGCAACGGCATTAGATTTATTTGGTAAAAGAGGTGCAACAGTAGCCACAATAATTGCTAATAATATTACTGAAATTGACAAGCTAACAGAAAGCTTTAAAAATAGTTCTGGCGCAGCAGCTGATATGGCAGAAATAGTAGGAGATACTTTACAAGGTAAATTGAATATTTTACAAAGTACATTGGAAGGTATTGTTTTAAATGAAGGTGGTGGATTTAATGATTTTCTTAAAGATGCTGTTGATTTTCTAACACAAGCTGCCGTTGGTTTAGGTAATATTGGTAATAATTTTGAATTGATATTTAAAGGAGTTACTGGTGCAAGTGAGGAAGCTAGAATAGCATTAATTAATTTTGGTAAAACAGAATTAGGTACACCAGTTAAGCAAGTATTAAAGGAATTGGATAAAATTACTAGCGATGAATTTTTTGGTCGCATGGATATTTCCAAGAAAAAGTTTATAGACTTATTTAAGGCACAAGGCGAAGAAATAAAAGATATATTACCATTATGGGAAACGTATGCTAGATTAAGAGCAGAACAAAGAAAAAATGAGGAAGCAGCAGCTAAAGCATCAGAGGAAGAGGCAGCAGCTAGAGCAAAAGCCAAAACAGCATTAGATGCTCAGTTCCAATCTTTAGCCAAAACCAAATTTGAATTGGAAGCTATTGATGAAGTAGCAGAACGTGAGGATTTAGTGCCTTTGCCAAGTTCATTGGATATTGAAAATGGTATTGATAATGTCAAAAACTTTATAAATACAGAAAATAGTTTAAGGGATGAGGCTAATCAAAATATTGAAAATCTAGTACAACAAAGCCAAGATGCGATATTTGATATTGTAAGTGCTGGTATAAATCGTAGAGCAGAAGCTGAATTAGAGGTTTTAAAAGACAAAAGTGAACGTGGTTTAATAACTAATGAGCAATTTGAAAAACAATCAGAAGATATACGTAGAGAGGCATTTCAAAAACAAAAACAAGCAGATATTGCACAAGCATTGATTAATGGTGCGGTAGCTATTACCAAAACTATTGCTCAATTAGGTGGTTTAGGTGCAATCACACCAGCTGGTGGTGCATTAATAGCAACAATTGCAGCACAAACGGCAGTACAAACTGGTATTATCGCAGCACAAAAATTTGCTAAAGGTGGCTTGGTTGATGGTGGTGTTTTTGAAGGTGCAAGTCATGCACAAGGCGGTATTAAATTTGCTAGTGGTGGCAGAATAATGGAAGCGGAAGGTGGAGAAGCTATAATAAATAAACGTTCCACATCAATGTATAAACCATTATTAAGTGCCATAAATCAAGCTGGTGGCGGTAAAAAGTTTGCCTTAGGCGGTGTAACACCAACTGCACAATTACAATCTAATTTATTAACAGAAGCTGGTATAGGACAAGAAATAGCTAGACAATTATCTAGTATTAAAGTGGTAAACGTAGTATCAGATACAACAGACAAACAAATATCTATTAACAATGTGGAGAGTGAAGCAATTTTTTAAAGGTGTTTATTCCCTTATTTTTTTTAACTTAATGCACAAAGTAGATGCTAGAGAATTTAACAAAAGAATGCGAATTTGTGCTAATTGTAGAGAACGAAGAAGTGCCAGTTATCTCAATTGGCTTGGCTTTCAAAGAAATAGGCACATCTGCGGAGAGTGTGGTTGTTTACTTCATAAAAAATGCCGATTGCTGGTTGAGTCATGCCCACTAAACAAATGGTAACAGAGGAAGATTACTTAATGGTCAAGGATGCCGTTAAAAAGGTTAAAAAAAGTCTTTTTATGCCAGACCACGATGCTATATTATTATTATATAAATTTTATAAACGGATGAATCCAAGACAAACTGTATGTTTTACTTGTGGTAGAGAGAGAGCAAAAGTATTAAAATATTGTGAACGATTTTTAGAAACATGGCTAACAAACCAATAAAAAAACACGTATTAGATAGATTTAATCAGCAAATAGTTAGTGATTATAAAAACTACTTTGAGGAAAACGCTACGCTTGAAAACTTTATATATTATCTCGTAAAACGTGGAATAATACCAACAGAACGAGCAAGGAATTACGCAATAGTAAGAGATTATCAAAAGTATGTAATAGATACAGAAGGTACTAAAACTGATTTTTGTTTTGCAATGGAAAGGGATTATAAATTATCTGATAAACAGATACAAAACGTAATTACCAAATACTTACCTAAGTTTTTTTTAGAAAAACATATAGAATACACAATAGATTAATTTTTGTTAAAAAAAGTTTTTAGTTTTAAAGAAAGTTAATTAATTTTAACTATCATTAAATAACTAAATTATAAGACTATGAAAAATTCAATTTTAAAAATTCAAGAATCTAACTTAGAAAAAGGCGAACAAATTGCTAATATGTTAGATAAATTCGGTTTACTTTGGGATGTTAAAAAAACACCTTTATTTGTTGCAGATAAAGTGAATGACACTACCGAATATTTACATACTGATTATTTTGCAACACGCAGAGCAGATACTGGTACAATATTTACAACAGTAAAAAGCGGTTACCAAGTTTTACAAAATTATGAACTGTGTGAACTATTGCAAGAGGTTGCTGGTAACTTTGATTTGGAAGTAGCAAAAGGTGGTTGTTTTCAAGGCGGTGCAAAAGTATTTTTACAAATAGCTACTGGCGAACTAAAAGGTATTGGAGAAAATAATGATACTGTAAAAAAATGGATTACAGCTTTAAATTCACACGATGGTTCTTGTGCATTGGCTTATGGAAAAACAAACGTTACAATATCTTGTTCCAACACATTTCATAATGCTAGTAAATCCTTAACATCTAAAATCAGACATACAATGTCTATGAGGGATAAATTGGAAATACTACGCAATGAATTATCTGCCGTTAAACAACAAGAGGAAACATTATATAAAAGGTTTTTTAAAATGGCTGAACGACCAGCTACTGCACAAGATATTAAAAATGTTGTTTCATCTATTACCAAAGTTGATTTGGATGTAAAACCATCAGAGGCTAGTAATTTGTACAGCACACAACAGATTAATAAAACACAACAATTGTCTACTAGACTTGCAGAGGAAATGGCTATAAAAGGGCAAACATTTTGGGGTTTATTTAGTGGTGTTACAAAATACACAAACAGAGATATTGCAACACCTTCTAGAGATAATGGAATAATGGAATCCAAATTTATAGGCGGTGCAAGTAAAATTGATAATAAGGTCTTTCAATTATTAACTGCTGATATGGTATAATATTTATAATCTTAGCAACAAGCCACTTTCTTAATTGAGGGTGGCTTTTTTTATATATTTTTTCTTTACTCCAATAATTGGGTATACTTTTGAAACATCTGTACGTATCATTATGTAATGAATACGTGGTACAATCTAACTTATCAAGGAAACGTTTCTCATGTTGATATATTTGGTGATATTGGTAGCTGGAATTTAACAGCAGAAGCCTTTATTTCTGAAATAGGCAGAGAAGCAGATAAAGAACTTGTTTTAAATATATCTAGTCTTGGTGGTGCAGTTAATGATGCACTACAAATCCATGACTTTCTTAAGAGTTATCCTAAAAAGGTAACAGCTAAAATAACTGGTCTAACGGCTTCAAGTGCTACTATTATAGCAATGGCAGCCAACGAAGTGTTAATGTCTGAGAACGCTTTATTCCTTGTTCATAACGTATGGACTCCACAGACTAGCGGTAATGCTATGGATTTAGAAAAGGAAGCAGAAAGTCTTAGACAAATAGATGAGTTACTAATTAACATCTATAAACAAAAAACTAAACGCAGATACAATACTATTGCTAATTTAATGGCAGAGGAAAAGTGGTTGGATGCTGAAGAAGCATTGCGATTAGG